TGCACCTGTATCAAAGGCACGCGGCCCGTGGCGTATATATCGACCATCGCTTTCTTAGTCATGTCAGCGGCGGACGCTTGGATCAGGCGGTTCAGCGCTTTGTAGGTGTATGCCCGCTTGAGACGTGTGGTCTCTCCATACTCATGCACGGCTTCTCGATACGGCAGCGCCTTATTCATGGCGAACGTGTCGGGCTCCCAGAGATCAAAGCGGCACTTGCGACCAAGGATGGATCGTATCGACCCGCTACTGCTTCGGTCGTTCAGCCTGTTCATCACTCCCGTCATCAAACCTTTAACGAACGGCACCCGGTCGTGGTACTGCCGGATGATGGCCTTGGCGTCATCGACAGGGATGTCTAGCTGTTCAGACAGCTTGTTCACGCCCATGCCGTACATCATGCCGAGGTTGATGATCTTGGCCTGCTTACGCGGAATGTTCGCCATCTCGGCGACCATCGTGTGGAAGTCTGTGCTGGGGTCCGTGTTGTACGCCTCGACAAACTCTGCTGCGCCGGACAATTCTGATCCGCGACTCTTGCCGTAGACGTGCGCGTAATGGACCAAGATCCGTGGTTCTTGCTGCGAGTAGTCAATCGCCGCCCACTGCTGATCTTCTTCCGGCAGGAAGAGCGACCGGATCATGGGGCCTAGCTCTGGATCGCGGGCCGGGATTTGTTGAAGGTTGGGGTTGTTCATCGAGATACGACCCGACACCGTCCCGCCATTGTCCGACCTGATCTGGTTGATGTGCGCGTGGATACGCCCGTCATCATGGCAGTGGTTCAGGATGGTGTTGATGAACGTACCGCTAGTCTTGTTCAGGTTCCGCGCCTGCGTAATCAGACGGGGAAGTTCGTGCGGATGCTCTGAAAGAAACGCCTTCGTGAAAGATGGCGCACCTTTTTCAGTCTTGGGGTAGGGGACGCCGACTTCGTCAAATGCTTCTGCCAGTGACTTGGCCGCCCAGATTTCGACATCTTTGCCCGCAACTCGCCGTATTTCTTTGAGGACATTCTTCTCTTTTTTCAAAAGGTAATCACGCGTCTTCTCCACCCGGTCGAGATCGACCCGGACACCCCGGAACGTCATGTCCACCAGACAGGGCAGGAGATCGAGTTCAAGATTTGCGATGGGCCAGAGTTCTTCCTTGCTGAGTTCAGAGGAGAACCGCGCCCATAGTTCCAGCGTAAGCTCGGCATCCGCCTGTGCGTAGGGCCCGACAAACGGCGCGGGCATCTTCCACATCTCGGACTTGGGATCGAGCCCGAACTCACGGGCCGCCTCTATCAGGGCTTTCTCAGACTTGGTCTTGTTGAGATAGTCGTAGGACAGGGCGTTGAGCGAATAGCTGAAACGGTTCTCGTCCAGCAGGGACGCAATCAGCATCGTGTCGATGACGCGTCCGTTGATGGTGAAGCCCATCTGCTTGATCCAGCCCATGTCGTACTGGGCGTTGTGCATGATCTTGTCAGCAGGGCACTCGAATACTTTCTTGAGCCACTTGTTGACCAGACGCTTGTCTAGGTTGCCGCCACCCAGATGATTGACCGGGAGATACCCGGCCCACTCCTCTGTCGCGACCGCATAACCAACAACCTCGCCGTTGCCCGTAGGCCAGCCGGGACCGTTCTTCTTGAGGTCCGGGTCGCGTGTTTCAACGTCAATCGCGATCTTCTTCGCACTGAAGATGTCGGGCAGTTCTGCCGGGGGCACCCAATCGCTTGTCGGCCCAAAAGCCATAAGCTGAAACCCCGCCATCAGAACTCTCCACCTAGTGCCCCGTATCCGCAAAGATCAACCCAAGAGTCGTCATGGTCAGGGGATTTGGCCAGCCGCGCCATCTTTACTCCCGCCATGCAAAGAGCCACTTCTTTGCGCGTAACAGGTCGGTTCAAAACGACGCCCCAAATTTGAGCGATGTCATCGAAGTTCTTGGAAGCTTCGCCATAGTCGGCGTTGCGGTCGCCGTTAATAAGCTGCTTCGCCAGATCAAGAATTTCGTCACGCGTCATATTAAGTAACTCCGGTTTAGGTCTTCGGGTTCTACGAGATAAAGGTTTTCTCGTGTTCGCGTTACGCCAACATAAAACACACGGTGCAGATCATCGGCGTCGATAGCTGCCGCGGCCTCCGCCGCAGGAGAAAGGTCCGTGAGCAGTACGACGTTGTCCGCCTCACCGCCTTTTGATCCGTGGATCGTGGACACTGTAACGCGGGGCTCGGCATTGAACTTCTCGCCACGGCGCAGCATGGCGACAATGTAAGCCCGCTCGTTGTCCGGGATCAGGTCCATAGCTTCGTGCCAGATAGATTCCGGATCAGCCAACAGGCCGTGATTATCGATCAGGTCTTGCATGGTCAGTTGGTCGCTGTCCTCGACACCCGGTAACTTTTTGAAGCCGCGTTCTATGCGCGTCTTTGTACTCATGTAGGAATATACACACCTAGCTTCTTCACCGCTAACAGCGGTTCCTTTTCTCAGGCGTTCCCACGCGTTGACCGCTGTGCTGATCTTATCGGAGATGGACCGTCGTCCGCGGTCGTTGAACAGGACGCCCATGCCCCGCAGTTCCTGTGACAGGGGCGAGAGCATGTACCCGGCCTGACCCATGATGAGCCAAGAGCCGTGGCTCATGTCCAGTTCTGCGAGGCCCGAGATCTGCGCTACGCTGCCTCTTTCCTTTCGCGGGTTGTACTCCTTCCGATACCGTTTGTTGATGCGGTTGGAGATGCGTTCCGCGACCTTATGGACAGCGCTCGGTATACGATATGACTGCGCCAGAATTTCTGCACCGCCGGGCAGGTTGATGAACTGCTCAACGTCGGCCCCGGCCCAGCGATAGATGGCTTGGTCGTCATCGCCCGCGCAGTACATGCGCTCTGACTTCTTGTCGAGAATGTGGGCGATGTCCCACTGTAGCGGAGACAAGTCCTGCGCCTCATCGAGGAAGGTCAACTGGAAGTGCGGGCAGCACTGGTCGGCGTTGGCGATGAACTGACTCAACATATCTGTGAAGTCGTACAGGCCGAACTTTTCCTTGTAGGCCGTGACGCTCTCGTCAACGTATTTGACGAGGTTCCAATCAGCGTAGAGGTTGCTGTTGTTATACTCGTCGCGGAGCTTGGTTTTCTTCAGCCGTGCTAGATTTATCAGGGACAGGATCGGGTCGTTTATCTTACCGGAGAAGATATCGCCGTCGTTGTCCTTACCGTCCATGTTCTGGAAGCGGTGCCCTATGACACCGCCCAGTTCCCTGTAGTTAGAAGGCTGCATGACCTCTTCTGGTCGGATGCCCACCTTCGACAGGGCCAGACTGTGTAGCGTGCGGAAGTGCCTCAGATCCTCGTCGGGATTGAGGTTAAACCTCTTGGCTGCTCGTTCTTTTGCTTCGTTCGCCGCCTTGCGGGTGAAGGCAAGGAAGGCGATGTCCACGGGGTTGATGCCGCTCTCGAGGGCATCGTCCACCATGTTAAGAAGCGTTGTTGTCTTTCCCGTTCCCGGCGGTCCGAATATCCGAAACATTTTTGGCTCTCTGTTTTGCTACGATCTGTCTTACCCGCTCACGAGTAAGGCCGTATTTTTTCCCTATAGCGGACAAGGTCATTAGCTCGTCCTTCCACAACCGTAGAATCTCTTCATCGCGCTCCATTAGAACGGCACCTCTTCGGTCTGGAAGTGAGGGGCTTCGATGTCTACATCCGACACATCGAACGAGGGGATGGCCCATACTCGGACCGACCGCCCTTTGATCTTCATCACTATGCTCTCTCCATGTATGTCGCGTAAGCGCTGTGCGATCTTGTGCGTCTTCAGTTCAAAGAACTTGTTCTTCTTGAGGTGCCCCTCAAAGTCACGCAGTCGGAAGTAGGTCGTGCCGCGTTCTTCGTCGGTCCACGGTCGGCGCAACAGGATCTCTTCCTTGTCCTGCGCCTGCTGTAGATGACGGCAGAACTCCTCAAGGTAGTCGTAGAACTGACCGTTGATGCTGGCGTCCTGCGCGACTTCCATGATGGCACTCTCGTTGTCCCGCATCTCCGCCATCAGCGTGCTGATACGGGCCTCCCAGTTCTGCTTGCTCATGGTCATGGGCATCTGGTTTAGCTGCTCCATGCAAGCCTTCTGGAAGGCGGGCTGGTTCAATAGCGCTTCGGTATCGAGTTCCAGCGGCTCCCCACTCACATCCAAGAACCACACAGGTGGTGTCGAATTGTATTTGCGGAGGTTCGCTACCGCGGCACCCTGCATAGCAGCGCCCACCCCAAACTTGCGTGTCATGCACAGAGCTTTGTCGCAGTGGGCGTTGATCGGTGCGTCGTTGCACTTGTAGGCGTAGTCCTTTCGACCAAGCTGCTTGGCGATGACGTTGACTTCGTTCAGCGGCAGCGGCGGTTCCAGATACGTCAGGTTGTAGGTGAGGATCTCGGTCTCCCATGTGTCGGGATACGCCTTCCTCAGATACACGCCAATGTTGAACAGGCCGTTGTTTCGACCGCCCTCGCTGATCTTGTTCTTGAACAGGATCTGCAAGCACGGCGGTGCGCCCGCCCAGTTCGATTGCGGGTCGTCCTTAATCTGTAACGCCGTAACCTGCTCTGGTGTCTGGACGTGCTCCTCGTACAACGCGAAGAACTCTTCCAGCGTGGCGGAGGTGCCGTCATCGTTGATGCCGTAGCGCAAGCCGTCTTCTGCGTTGAAGTACGGCAGGTTCAGGAAGTTTCCGACATCACCACGATCCAGATGGAGCTTGACCTGCTTTGGGAAGATTTCGCTGCCACCATATCCGAGGGCCGCGGACACTTGTTGAAGCGTCGTCTGCATGTCCTTCGCATCGATGGGCGTGACGGTAAACAGGAAGCAGTGCGCTCCGCCTGACTTACTGCGGCAGACAATAAGCGGCAGCTTCATGCGCCGGATTTTCTCGACAAGAAGCTTGTGGTCTAGCGGGTACTGATCGATATCAATGCAGCCCCAGCGACACTGGTTGTTCTCGTCAATAGGAATTATGCCGAGCGAGCGCTTGCCCGCTAGGTGCTCCTCCCAATGCGCCAAGGTCCGTGGTTCGCGGACAATGTACGCATCTCCCGTGTTCTTTCCGTTGGCGGCTTGTTTCTTTATCTCAAACGTGCCGTGCGCCAACTGTAGTCCATCGAATATGGACTGAAATTTCTCTGAAGACATTATAACCCCTTGAGAGTGGGGGCGGGGACTAGCCCCGCCCACCTAACTAGAACGGAACGTCGTCGGACTGCGAGGAGCCGCCGCTTTCGTTCTCGTGCTTCACGACGACATCGCCGGAAAGCACGCTCTCGGAGAAGTTTTTTGCGCGGGCGTAAGTTGCCGCGTCTTCAACAGGACCAACCCGGCTGATGTCCCAGCCGTGCCAAGAGCCCTTGCTGTTCTCCTCAGACACGCTTTTCAGGTGATAAACGTGGCTGAACCGCGGCGGGGTGAACGGACCGTTCTTGCCCTGCATGGTCAGCGAGGAGATCATGGAGTTCCACTTGCGGCTCTTCTTTAGCTGCGTGGACTTCATTGCGATGAGCGCGGTTTCGGCAGAGCCATCTTCACCGACGATCAAAACGAAGTGCTGATGAGTCTCTTCGATGTACTCACCGTTTCCGCCGACAACGTATTCCTTGTTGTCTTCGGAAGAACGCTCGGTCTTCGGAAGGTTCGGGTCGCCCGGTGCGTAGATCGCCTGCGGCGCTCCGCTGCCCGAACCACGCGGTGCCCACTGGATGAACCGACGCATGTAGGCGCAGGGGATTACGTTCAGGCCCTCTTTGCCTTTGTACACGGCATTGGTGACGGTGTTGAAAATGTCACCCTTGCGTGCCTCTTCGATTTCATCGAGGACGGAGTCCAGACCAGACAGGATCTTGAGGAACGGAAGCGCGAGATCCTCGACGCCCATGTTCTCCATACCTGCACCGGCGTCGGCCTCGAACATACCTGCGTCGAACGCCGCTACTTCCGTCTTCTTCTTTTCTGCTACTGCTGTGCCAGCCATATCACTAGCTCCTCTTGATTGTTGCACGTTGTCCGACCCAAGCGCCGAACATATCCATCGGGAATGAGTCCCCATTTTCGACACGCTCACGAACGAAGGCCCGGAGTGTTTGCGGGTGGATACCCGTCTTCTGGTCCGGGACGTAACCCTCTGCTTCGCAGAAGGCCCGGAAGGCCGACGCTTTGTCGTCCTCGCCCCGCCCGAACTCAACACCGACCGTGTTCTTGATGATGTCGTCATACCCATTCTCCCTTAACCATTCGTATGCTCGTTCACGTTCAGCCACGGGGATAGAAGCCCCGTAGGTCTGTTTGATCTCGACGGTCGAGCCGTCATCGAGCGCTAGTTTAGAGAGCCCCATCTCCGCAAAGACGGTGGGCAGGTCTTCATCCGTGAGCTTCAGAAGCTCGCGCTTCTCCTGCTTGAGTTGCAACTCAAGCTCGGCTACTCTTTCTTCCTTGTCTCGGATACGACGGGCGATGGAAGCTACGTTCCCAAGTTCGCCCTGATCGATTTTCTCGACGGATGAGGCAACGGTACTTTCGAAGTCCTCTTCCATCTGTGACAACAAGTCACTCATTTACTTCTCCTTCGTGATTAAAGGATCCTTTCGGTCCTTGACATTCCCTGATATAATTAGATATGTAGGGATCGTCAACCACTTTTTTGAAAGAGCCATGACATATCAATTTGAGACGGAGCCGTTCGCCCACCAACGCCGGGCGTTCGAAGATTCGTGGGCCGCGGACTACTACGCGTTGTTCATGGAAATGGGCACAGGAAAATCGAAGGTGGCTATTGACACCATCGCTGCGCTGTATGAGTCCGGCGACGTAAACGCAGCCTTAATCGTCGCTCCGAAGGGCGTTTACGACAACTGGGTAAAGGGGGAGATCCCGGTGCATATGCCGGGTCGGATTGACCGGCTCGTTGTCCGTTGGATACCCGCGAAAACAAAAAAGTTCGAAGAAGAGCTTGAGGGGCTATCGGATCTTGAGCCTAAACATCTTCGCATGTTCGTGATGAACGTGGAAGCGCTTTCGACACCTCGTGGAGCCCGCGCTGCGTATGACTTTCTGAAGCGTTATCCCGACAACATCATGGTTGTGGACGAATCAACGACGATAAAAAATCGAACCGCGCAGCGCACGAAGAACATCGTGACCCTCGGCACTTATGCCAAGTATCGTCGCATCCTGACGGGGTCTCCCGTCACGAAGAGCCCGCTCGATCTATACAGCCAGTGCCTGTTCCTGTCGGACCGGGCGTTGGGCTTTAAGAGCTACTTCGCGTTCCAGAACCGATACGCCGTCGTGCAACGACGCACGATGGGCCCCAAGGCTTTCCAAGAAGTTGTGGGCTATCGTCGTCTGGATGAATTGTCGGAGAAGCTCGACCGGTTCAGCAACCGCGTTCTGAAAGAGGACTGTCTCGATCTGCCGGATAAGGTTTACATCCGCCGGGACGTTCCGCTGACACCGGACCAAAAACGCCTATACGATCAGATGAAGAAGCTGGCGCTTGCCATGCTCGACAATGGCGAGCTAGCGACCACGGCCAGCGTGCTGACGCAGATCATGCGGCTACAACAAATCTGTTGTGGCTTCCTGACGCCCGACGACGGCGAGACGCAGGAGCTACCGCACAACCGCTTGAACGAGTTGATGGACATTGCAGAAGAGGTGCAGGGCAAAGTCATCATCTGGGCTACCTACACTCACGACATCCTTGAGATCCGTGGTGCGTTGGCCAAGAAGTATGGTGAGGATGCCGTGGCTTGCTACTACGGGGACACGCCACAGGACGAGCGGCAGGAGATTGTCGAGAAGTTCCAAGATTCGGAGAACCCGTTGCGGTTCTTTGTTGGGCAGCCCCGAACAGGCGGTTACGGCATCACGCTAACCGCCGCCAACACGGTGGTGTACTACTCCAACAGCTATGATCTGGAGATCAGGCTTCAGTCGGAAGACCGGGCGCACCGCATTGGCCAGAAGAAGTCTGTGACCTACATCGATCTCGTGTCGCCTAAGACGATTGACGAGAAGATACTGGGCGCGTTGAAAGCCAAGATCGATCTGGCCGGACAGGTACTGGGCGAGGACGCCCGGCAGTGGCTTATCTGATCGAGACGAGACTGCCGATACCGCTGTTCACTGCGCCGCCTTGCCGATAGCCGCGGGCCGCGAACGAGGTTACTGCGCCTGAAGGGCTGTATCCGGGGTCCGGAGCAAAACCCGCCATCATTCCAGTTTCGTTGGAGGTGGTGCTCACTCCGGGAGCAGACACGCTGACAGAGGGGCCGGTCGTCTGCCCGGGGTCCGTGGGATCAGAAAGAGCCGCGGAGAAAGATCCCGGTGAGGTGTCGATACCGAGCGCATCTGTTACAGCACTCTCAACGGCCCCGGGGGTGGCCATGCCAGTGGATATGCCCTCCGGTCCTATCGACACATTAGTATCAATGCCTAGACCCCGACCTACAGCCGGGCCTAGAGTACCAATGGCCATCCCCATCGGACCACCAATAACAGAACCGACAACGCCGGGTATACTAACGTCTAAGCCATATACCCCGCGTCCGAATTGGTCGTGTGTTTTGGTAACGTCTATGGGACTGACGAAATTGAACATATCACCAAGAAGACCCACGTCAAGCTGGGCCTCGTAGGCATCCATTTCACCTTGCGCCGCATCTTGCGCCGCGGCTTCGGCGGCAGCGTCGTTTGCAGCCGCCTGATCGGAAGAAAACGAGCCCGCCGGACCGGGGGCATTTGGATCGTCTGGCGCAAAGCCTCCCATCAAGCCCGCTTGGCCGACATCGGCTTCGCCGCGCCGCCGTCACCACCGTCACCACCCAGCAAAAGATGCTTGCGGGCCCAAACGTCGTCCGCATCTACACCAGCCGTGGTGTAGATGTCGTTGAAGCCGTCCGCATAGGGGCTTTTACGCTCGTACTTCATGTTCCGCTCTCCGTGCGTCCAGCATGTCCTTCACGCCCGTAACATACATCAGGCGGTCGTTCTTAGCGACACGCTTCATAAAAGCACCGTCCTTCATGTAAACGTCGATGTAGCGGTTGGTAAGATCCTTTTGGATCATGCGTCCAAGCTTCAGGACGTTGCCATACGGCGCGATGAAATCAATGATAAACAGTTCCCCAGACCCGTGGTCCGTGAACCAATCTTCGGGTTGCAGCTTCCGCGTCTTCATCAGGTAGCCTTTTGCGGCCTCGGGCGTGAGGAACGCGTGGCTGTACAGACCCTGCGGCTTACCGTCCTCGTAAAACACCTTCATCTTGCCCGCTTCGATGGCAGGCATAATCAGACGCTCAAGGTCGTGGACGTACCACTTCCTATGAACGTCTGACTGAAGCATCAGGTGTAGAACGTCGCCGATCATCCGAGCAGGCTCTCAATACCTTGGCTACGGATCATGGATGATGCCGGGTCGTTAGGAAAGAGTGCCGCATATCGCTGCCGTGTCGCTGGGGATGCCG